ATTGACACGAGCCGACGCCATGAATGTATCACTACCTACCATGAATGCGTGTACCTGAACTGAAGTGGCGGTTACCGTTCCCCCTGTTCTAACTTTCACCCCACCAGACCCATGTGCGCCCACAAATAATATGGCTGAGAATCGGTATATTCTGCCACTCAATAAAACATGAGACAGCCCGGGGATATCTTCAGCCGTGGTGTCAGAGGTTTTATTGAAAGTAGAGGTCACTCTCGCTATTCTCGGTTTTGCACCATCTTTTCGGAACCAGTTTGTCCCATCAGAGACAAATTCTACTGTTTTCCCCTTAGGAACAACCCCAATAATCGCGGCAGCATCATTTTGCACGGTCAATAGCTCATCCGCGTCCGCCGTGTTGATGATCACAAATGGATGATTCCCTGTCCCCTCAGCCGGCAGCGTGATCGTCCTGCCCGCCCCGCCCGGGTCCAGAATCTGATGATGCTTGTCTGCATTCACCAACGTTTTCGTTGCGCTCAGTGTTTGCACATTCACCTGCGCGGCGTACCCGCCCAAATTAAGCATGTCCGCCGCGAGAATTTGTTGCCCGGTTTGAATGGTCATTCTTTCACTCTCCTCAGTTGATCGTCAGCGTGTACTCGAACGTCAAGTCGTACGCGCCCGCGCTGTTGTCGTAGGTCTGCAGGTAATGGCACAGCATCCTCCCGCTCCCCGGTGTGGACGTTGCCAGCGCCCCGCCGAATATACCTGCCTCTTTCACCGCGTACGTGCTCTCGCTCGCCAGGTAGAACACACTCGCCTGCACCTGGTTACCGCTTCGCGCTTTGCTGGTTAGCGCCTTCCTCACCACTGCAGTGGTCAGCGCCGTGTCGGTCAGCGCTGGCGTGGTCGTGCCCGTACCCAGCTCGTGATACGCGATCCCCGCGCTCTCTTCATCCACCAGCAGATCAGCCAGCCACTGCTTCCCGGCCGTCACCACCAGGTTGTCGACCGTCTGCTCGTGCACGCACAGCCCGCGCTTCACCGCCTCGTGGATCGCCTCGGGCAGCGTCATCCCTCGGAGCACCGGCGTAATTCCGGTGCGTAGATCCCGCGAGATCCGCGGTTCTAGCGGAACGAGCAGGGATTTCTTTTCCACCCAATACTGGATCGCCCCGCGCTCGATCACCCGCAGCGTGCTCTTTCCAGTCAACGTGATCTCATTTGTTTCCACATTCAAATCCTTCCGTAGGGGCGGGTTCGCAACCCGCCCGTGTAGGGGCGTAGCGTACTACGACCGCTTAATATCGCAGCATGGACTTCATTCAATTCACGCCCATTTTGCATAATCGTACAAACTCCCATCATCCCACTCGTAATTCCCGCTGTGACCGCTCACCGCCGGTGTCCCCTCCACTAACAACAGATCCTCTGAGGTATCCAGCAGCTCGTCCAGCACCTCATTCTCATCCCATTCGATCACCGGCACGCCCGCCCGCTTCAATGCCTGCAACAGCCCCACCAGGTTCTGATCCACCGCCCCCAACTCCACCTCTGCCGTCACGAACCCGCCCGCTCTGATCTTCGTCGTCACCCGCTGGATCAGGAAAGAATCATCCACGCTCATCGACGGGAAAGTCACGCCCTGTGTCTGCCCCGCGCGCAGCCCTGGATCCAGCGCCGTGTATATAATCGCCGGGTTCGCATACGAATTCTGCAACAGCTCCGCCCGCCCGACCAGCTTCCCGACCGTCTTATCCACAATCTCAGGCGCGCTGATGATCCCCTCCAACCATTTGCCATAGTAGTCATGACTCGCCTGATTGCGTACCCGCGTGCGCATTGGGATCTCATACCGCCCGTCCACTTCAGCCGCACTCGCGAGCCCTGGCCAGTTCCTCAACTGTTCTAACCGTCCTTCGGTATAGTAATGCAGCACNTCGTCCAAACTCTGCNNNNTGTCNANNTTCCCNGTCTTCACNGTCAGCNGANTCCATACCGGAATATCCTCCCGCGTGGAAGNNGAATTGTGCNCCGTCCCCGTCCACGCGTACCCGTCACCCAGGCTGCCNTCGCANTACGCCGTCGGCCAGCTCTTCTTCTCGAACTGCGCAGCGTCGAAGAACGCCTCCAGCGTGCTGTCATTCCCTTCGTTGGTTAACTGTATATTCACATAGATAGCCGATGGGCCGTTGTTCGTGTACGTCACACTCACTCGCTCGATCGAATTTGCCTTGCGGTTGAAATCATACACATCAAGTGGAGGATAGGAATCTTTGCGAATCCTCACCCCGGCCTTCCCGATTGTGCCGCATTTCACCAGGCAACTCGCCGTGATCGATTCACCCCGTGCCACGTACACGAACGGGATATGCACTGCCTGCACCAATGTCGGTACTGTTCCCGCCGTGATCTTCAGTACTTTCGATCCGGAATACCCCGAGAGCGTCTGTTGGCTGAATGTGCCATTCCCCTGCTGCTCCCACCCGTCCGTGATATTGACCTCGAAGCTCGGGTTCGTCACCAGGTTGGTGGTCGGCCCGCCGTCATTTCGCCGCACCACGATCGCCGTTCCCGTCGATGGCGCGCTCATACGGTTCAATAATCTGATCGAATTGGTGGACCCGCTCGCGCCGAACACTTCTGTCCGGTCCTCTGAGAGATAGTTCCCGCCCACCACCTCTACCAGGTTCACCACGCCTGCGCCGCTCTTCATCACTTTCGGATTCTCCACTGTCTTCCGGCTCGCGTCCGCCGGATCCTCTCCCACATCAAAAGGCGCAGAGTACTCCTCGTTCTTGAAATAATGCAGCTGCTTGTCATAATCCATGTACCAATGCACGCCGAATAACTCGCTCAGCCAATCCATCACCTCGCGCACGCTCAGGCGGTTGAACCGCACCCGCGGCAGGGTCGCGATCTCCTCTACATATGTTGAGCCGTCAAAACCGCTCAACTCCGGTGCCCCGTTGAAGATCGCGCTGATGATCTCCTGGTCAGTCTTGTTTTCGAATTCCTGCCTCACGAAGATCTTCTCCAGCAGGATCCCGTAGTCCGAGCAGCCCAGGGTGTAGTCATTGCCGGCCGGGGATGACCCCTTGTGCTTATCCACGTCCAACACATACCCGCCGAAGATCAACACCCCGCCGTCAGCCACGGTGATCTCCTGCCACTCCTGCGGGTTCAGCGCGTCTGCATCCTGCAGGGTCAGCACCAGCGTGTCCAGCTCCGCGTCCAGCGCGCTGTAAATTTCCGGCTGCGCCTGGTTCAGGTCACAATATGCGGTCACATCCACGCTGTTCAACTTGATCACTATATCGATCTGCTCAGGGTTCGTCATCGCGTCCCCGTCTGCAGCCGCAGCCGCCGCATCACTTCATTCGCCACCAACATCGGATCACCCGCCCCGTTCACATGGATAGTGATGTTGTTCCCTCCGCCGAGTTCATTGTTTGGCACGATCTTCCCTGACGAGTTCGGCACGAACAGCTCCGGCCCGCGCTCGCCGACAATGTATGGGGGTGTTGCCCATGACCGGACCTCCCAAGGCCCTGTTTCCTTCTGCCAAGCCAATATATGCGTTATGCGGCCCCTGCCCCCATAACCCAAGCTGGTCATCAAGGCTGGTTCTGACGGTCAGTGTTACGGTCTTGCTCTGGATAAGTGCCATGTTCTCGTTGAGAATTTTTACCCGTTCGGTATATTCCTCAAGCGTAATTTTTCCAGTATCCAGGTCTGAGCGCAATTGCCCCAACTTGTCAAGCACTATAGCGGTTTCGCCGTCAATAAGTCCCATTGATTCAGCAAGCGCCATCGACGCATCCGCATCAAGCCCTGCCGCTGCTTTGTTGTAAAGCATTTCGGTTGTGAGATCCGAGAAGTAAGCAGTAACAGGCGTAATAATTTCTGACAACCCAAACAGCGATGTATTTACAACTCTCATGCCATCGTCAAAGACGTAACCCGCGTTCCTTGAGTCCTTGAGCATGAGGTTGAAGCCCTCTATCTGCTCTCTAGCATGACGCGCCTCTTTGCCAGCCTCGCTCTCAAGCACCGTTCCTTCATATATTTTATTTAGCCAGTTTGCCGCCGCCTGACTAAACCTCATTGTTCCGCCTGTGGCTTCGTTGAGAAACGTAATAAAATCAGTAAGTGTGGGTATTACCAACCCTCCAACTGTGTACTTAACCCCTTGCCATGAATCCTGAAGTTCATCAACCGAGCGCTTGTAGTTCATGATTTCTTCATAGGACTTGCCCGTGATTATCATATTGTCAGCGATCGCCGCGGTTGCTTCATCGATCCCCGCCGCGCCAATCTCCATCAACTTGCCCATCTCAGCGCCGGACCGCCCGAAATTCTTCAACACCCACTCAGAGCGTTCGACTCCC